CAATATTTTGCTGCCCGATATTTCCAGCCTGATTGATGCCAATATTCGATAAATTAGTGGCTGTAGCAGGATTTGCCATATTTTGCAGCATGTTCATGTAATTAGAATAGAAGCTTTGTTGAACACCTTGGCCAACATCACGCAAAGCCGTTCCGCGCGCGCCAGAATAAAGACCGCCATCATTTGCAGCGCCTTGGTTAACCGAATTCACACCCGCATCAATAGCACCCTTATAGGCTGGCGTATCCATGTAGGCCGTTCCCGCTTGTGTATCTTGAGCTTGAGGCGAATAACCATCTATCGCAGCTTGCTCATCAGCAATTTGTTTTTGAAGGTTAGCAATAGCAGTTGCATTATCAATCGGCTTACCATCTGGCGTTCTGTTTGATTTTCCACCAGATATTATATATTTGCCTGTATTAAGGCTGCCTTTTAGTGATGTAACAGGGTTAAATGACTCACTTATAGTGTGCCCGGTAACCTTTTCCTGCGCCTTTTCAATTGATCCCAATAATCCGCCATGCCTTTTCTTTTTCTGTACCGGTGCAGCCTCTTGAGCTTGTAATTCTGCCAATTGTG